AACAGTCAGCGTGCCCAGGTTATATCTCCGTTGATAATGTTCAAGCCGTTCGATCACTTTTCCAAAAAAAGAATAAGAAGGACTTGGGTTGTCGAAAAAATCCCCGGGTTGAAGAATCCACGAACACTCATTTCTCACTGCGGTTTCATAGATAAAAATCAGTTTTTGCAAAACCGTATCTTCATAATCGTCAATACGATTCCTCGGCCTCTGATTCGTAAGATGGAGATCTCCTGTAAGTAGAAATTTCATTTCTTCTCTCCCCGTTTTTTAGTGATGGCGCCGCATAAAGGGCAAACCCCATTGTCTCGTAGTAGGTCGTCAAATACCGCTTGAGCGATAACGACAGCCTTTGATTCTTTCTCGATATCTCTTAATGTCCATCGACATTCTTGCGCGATACCATCCACTGTTCGCCATCGTTCTGTTGCATCAATGATTTTGTTTGCTTTTTCTTCAATCATTAAAGATAACTTCTCGATAGATTCCCATCCCATCTCGGCTTCGATATCACGATTGATGTCTCGTAGGACATGAATCATATCAAACACGGCATTGTATCGGTCGGCCCTTTGATGATAGGCCGCAATGTTTGATTCCAACTGTGCCGTCATCTTTTCCATTTTTAAGATGGGGGCGACTTCTTTTATCTGGATATCGATTTCCGCAACCATCTTGACGATGGCCGTGACTGTATCAATCCATATCCGCGTCTGTCTAGCGGCACACATTTTTTCATGCAATTCATCGGTGGTCTTCTTGACAGGATCAATCCATTGCAGATTGTCAATCTGTTCCTGTAGGGCTTTACCATTCTGGTCTTCTTTACGAATCCCTTCCTTGGTCGCCAAAGTTTTTGAATTCAGGAACTTGAAGACCTTATCGATAACATCAAGGCCAACATACTCATTTAACTTTCTTGCAATTTCACCAGAAGAATCATTCAACAGAAAATAAGGGTCGTGTTGAGTCTGGATATTGATTTCGGAGAGATTGAGTGCTTTCTTGACCTCCTCCGGAATGTCTCTGCCAACGACATTGTACTCGGCGACATCAAGATCACAATCGATGAAATAAGACGAACTGGATCCTTCCCTTTTCTTGCCGACGCCAATTTCGGAGACGTCTGAATGATCTACCGGATAATCAATCCGGACCAGAACAGGATCTTTTTTATCGGTATTCCAGTTATGGACGTCTCCCGATGGTCTTCCCTGCAGAAGCCAAGTGATGGCTCTAACAACGGCAGATTTCCCGGAGTCGGAAGTTCCGGTGATCAGATTGAGGCCGTCAACCAAATCAATTTCTGTCTGCTGATGAGATTGAAAATTATTGATCTTTATTTTAGAAATTTTCTGTATCATTGTCGTCCTCTTCAGTATCACCAAAAACTGCTCGTTTTTTGGGCCCGTTTTCACTTATCCCCTTCTCTTCGACATCGACCTTCTCGATGTAAAGGATCATCCCTACCGGAATAAAGTAATGGCAATCAGCTCCTTTCGTAAAGTGTCTTCCCTCATCAATCCAGAAACCATGGAGAAAATCTTCGAGCCCCCATAGAGATCTGGTCTGGCAAACCTCTCCATCAAATTCAAAGTAGCAGTCGTATGCTATCACAATCGTCACCTCCTCCAAGCAATAAGAAACAAACTAATTGCCATCAACGCCACCCCATCGTGCGGATGCCAAAACAGAAGTCCGAATCCAACAAACCAACTTACCGCAAGAAAAATATCATTAACGGTTATTCCCATTTCGCCCTCCTTTTATTCCCTGATTATAAAGTCGATAATTATTTTCAATAGTTTTTTGGATTCACAATACTTATAATAGCCATAAGGATAATTTTTTCGGGTGTAAGGAGTTTTGTCTCTATTATGGCCAAACATGCTCATCAATGCATCTTCAAAAACGGGGACATACTCTTTAGGTAATGAATCGCGGAATTTTTTCAACCCATCAATATGTTCATAGCATTCTTCCAAATTGGATTCGTCGTTTATCATTGCAAGATTAGTGCCGGCGTCGATTTTCTCTTCTTCTTTTTTCTGATCGGTAAACCAAGACAATATAAAAAAGTAGGTATACTTATAGAAATGATTAGCCAATGAGATAGTGCGATCGTTATGATAGTGATGCAAACAAAACTCAAATGCATCCCAGCAGATTGACAATCGTTCTTGATCAGTCATAAAGACTCCTCTCTTTTGCAAGTGAGTTTTAATCCATTGATCAAGGAAAGGAACTGCTTCTTTGAATGCATCTTCTTTTGCTATGTCTCTTAAAATATTATCCCCTTGTTCGCATATCGCATTAATTTTTGGTAACAGCTTTTTAGAAAAATCGTTGTCGGATGACATTTTTTTACTATCTCCTGACTTCCTCTCTATTCAATTTTTGATACCATATCGCTCCATTTCTTTGTATTGTCGGCAGACAAAATGGAATTCATTCCGTAATGACTGGCGACTTCCTGAAACTTTTTCATTGACAAATCATTTTTCGTTATCCTTGGGTTCGGGCAACCTGTTAATGGTAGTTTTACCAAGCCCAGATTTCTCTCGATAAGTTTTTTGGCATTATCGATTGCTTCTTTCTTCGCCCCTTTCAATTCTCCTTTCAAGTATTTTATGGCAGTGGTTTTCGCCACTCCGAAAACGCCGGGGACCGTGTCGCTACGGCACCCCGCGATGGCTTTGACCATTGGCCATTCAGAAGGAGTAATTCTATACTCTTTCTGAAATAATTTTTTGTTCATCACTCTTCTTTTGGAGATTGAATAAACACAACAATGATCCAAAAGTTGAAGAAGGTCGTCATCTGACGAAATGACTATGGTTTCCTGTGGATCACGCCCGTGAACTATTTTCGCAATTACATCATCAGACTCAAACCCTTCTATCATGAAAATATTAGAGAAGCCCAGATACGGAAGAACGACGGTCCGCATCTCTCTGAATTGCTCATGAATAACATTGCGTGATTCTTTTATCTGAATATCAGTCGGCTCTCGGTCTTTATACCCGGGAAAGATTTCTTTCCTTTTGTTCCCTCGAGGGTCCCAACAAAATACCATTTGGTCAGGCTCGAATTTATTCGCCATATCGATAATACGAAGAAGAAAACCATAAATGACTTCTGTTCTCCCGCCAAGATACTCCAGACCTTTAGAGAAAGCAAAAGCTGAATTGTAACCAACGTAATTAGAATCAAAAATGACAATCATCGCAATTTCTTTCTGGACCGATTGGCCTTAAAAAGATCTTCGACCTCATGCCAGACCTTTATTGTTTCGTCTTTTAATACATTGACAAGATCATGAGATTCAATGTGCTCGATGGCCTGATTCATCCCCAGATACGATTTACCATCAGGACAAACATAACCAGACGTCTTCTTCATATCCTTGAGGTATTGCAAATTCCCCCGGATATCGTCAATGCCATAGCCAAATATGATATAAACCGGAGCCGTCCGGTAGGGATCATCTACAGTCGATTTGGTGATTGTACATTCGCTCTCAATTCCGATAATCTTTTTTACATTAGTCCCACTGACAAGCTTTTTCTCGATCTCGATTTTCCTTACTTGTTTGATTCTAATTCGCAGTGAAGCATAATATGGGATGGCTCTCCCGCCAGGAGTGATGACGCCATTGTCACTTTCCCTTTCCTGATTCGAGCAGAGAAAAAGCATGTTTGAAATGCGGCGGGCGTTTATCCGGAATCCGGCACTGAATTCTTTAGCCCGGCGCATGCCCATCTTGTCCCCGGTATCAATCTCCAGATCGGTAGTCAGAGCAGCAAGAGAATCTGCCAATGCCACTCTCGGGCCTTTCTTGTCCTGATCCCACTGATTGTCTTGAATCAACTCAAAAACCCCGGTGACTGTTTGGGGTCGATGATAGTTTTCCTTGAAAATTTTTATGTCGTAAATTTTAGCATATTCCGCATCCATTCTTGCTTCCGGGTCCATGATTTTGACGTCCCCGCCAAGAAGTTGAGCGGACGCCCCCACTTCGGATAGGATGGCTGTTTTCCCAGAACCGGCAGGCCCATAAATTTCGCAAAGAATGCAGCAGGGGATGCCGCCTCTCTCGATTCTTCCCCCACTTATGGCGAGATCGAGAAGAGTAGATCCCGTAGAAACAATAAAGGTGTTTTCCCAGACGATCACCTTTTTCTCTATTGTTTCACAGGGCTCTTCATTAATAGTATTGACGATGTCTTCTATCTCTGTTTGTCGATTTTTTCTGTTAAGCACTGCGTTCTCCCTGATGTTCAACAGAGACCCGGATTGTCATTCCGGATCTCTGTTCTGTTATCAATGATTGACGACTATTCGCGACGTCTGGATAGGGGCCTTCTTAGACCTGATTGAGCAGATTCTTCTTTTTGAGCAGCGGCCGGGGGATTTGTTTTTTCGGCATCTTTTTTATCGGCCGCTTCGGCACAAGACTGGGCTTGAGTGCACTCAGCACATTCTTCATATTTCCCGAAATCAACCCCAAAAACCGCCCCGTATGAACAGGTCATTTTTGTTTGTTCGGCCTGCCTCAAAGATTGGCGAAGGGATGGCTTTTGTTCGACAGAAGCAGGTACGTCTGATTCATCTTTTTCTGTCTGTGCCTGCGCGATGGGATTGTAATTTTCCGGGCGCTGTCCTGATTGGCCGTATAGGATCCTTTTGATTTGATCTTCGTTGTAAACGACGATTAATTCATCAAGAACTTTAGCCTGGTCAAGCAGTTCAATAGGGATATCATAATCACGATTTTCAAAGCGATGACCGGTGATCTTTTTGTAGGTATCATTCTCTACTTCAAAGGCAATCGATTTACCGACCTCTTTTTCAGGATCGGCAAAGGGGATGAATCCGCCACCACGGGGATTTCTTGCCAGAGCAGTAATGGGTTTTTCGAAGTAAGCATGAGAAACTTCCCACAATTGGAGCCCTTCCGCTTCTGTCTGGGCATTATCCATGACCAGAACGTTGTAGGTGCAGCGCCGCTTGGCGACGATGGGGATATCAATCCACTCAGCTCCTGCTCTCAGGGCTTCTTCGACTTCATCGCAAATCGGACACGGGTCGCCATAATTCTTGGCGGGACAGACCACCATGATTTTACCCGGGCCGACGTTGGAATGAACGTAAAGATCTAAGACGTAAGCATAATCGCCTTCTTTCAAATCACTGGTGTTCGGCATATTCTTTCCGACTGTATAGGGAATGATGTCGATGATATGAGGATTCCCTTTGGTCGGTCCTGGCCGCCATATTTTCCCGACTAAATCAGGTTTGAAATACTTTGTACTGACGTCCCCCTCTCTCCGCTCATAACTTGTTTGAGTCTGATGCAACAACCCTTTTTTCATTTTTTCACGATCATACTTAACGGCCATGTCCTACTCCTTCCTTTTTTTCTTTTGGTCCCAGACTTCTTTTAATGATTCATAGCGATGTTTCGCTTCGAAATAAGATTGGAAGATTGCCTTGCTAAACAACCGGGCGACAATGTAAATCCCAATTGTAACGAGGATTCCCAACCCAACGAATTGCCATATTGTTAGCGAACTTGTTGAAAAAGTCATTGGTCAGTATTTCTTCTGGCTAATCTGTTTTTTGATTTCATGGATTCGTTCAACGCCTGTACGGCACCCTTTTGCGATTCATTTTCTATTTTTTCTTTGGCCTCCTTTCTGATGTAAGGTTCGGCATAATAATTGGCCAAATACAGATCGGTCATTTTTTCCAAACCCTTTTTGCGATGTTCAAAAGCCTCTTTGGCCACTCCCATAACTTTCGCGTCTCTGACAGATTGCAGGTACTTTTCATTGGCTTCCTGATATTCGGGCTGCTGCAGAATTTTACTCTGAATAGCTCCCTCTGTTATTTTATCAAGCCCAAACGATGTCGGGTTTGATCGGATAGCAATGTCAAGTTCCGCTTTAGTCAAATCAAGCTTCTCCCGCAATTTGTCCCTTTCGAATTGTGCCTCTGCTTCTTTTTCGCCCCATTCAGCGAATAGTGATGCTTGGCGTTTCCATTCGTAATCTAACCGGAATTGATCGATGGCGAGATCTTCTTTGAACCCCATTTTTTTTTATCACCTCCTATATCTATTATATATCACTTATTCGGATGTGGACATTAATTCTATTTTTGAAACGAAATTTTTTATTGCAAACTCGAAAATAGGTTTATTCTTGCCGTCTCTCAACACCGCTGATGGATGAATGGCCCAGCAAATCCATGCGCCGATTTTGTCATTCCACTCCGTTGTCCCAGATAGGTCCCGGATTCCAGCCGATCTGTCGGCTAACGCTCTTAATGCGGTATTACCGAAGGCCAGAATCAATCTACAATCAATTTCCTTGAATTCTTCGAACAACCAATTCTGGGAACAAATTTTGATTTGTTCCGGGGATGGCGTTTTACTGATCGACGGGAAACATTTATTTACGTTGGTAACATGGAAATCTTCCCTGTTCAATGAGTATTTTGCCAATTCACTCCAGATCATTTTCCCAGATGGGCCAATAAATCCTTTTTGATATTGATCTTCCTCCCTGCCCGGGGCTTCCCCGACAATGG